TTTTCTTTTATTTTTTCTATGCACTTTTCACAGATTGGTTTCTCAAGCAATTTATATACTTTCTTTTTGCTACCACAATATATACACCCTTCATAATATTTTCTTAATATTATCTTTTCATTTTCTGTATATACTTCTACACCATCTCCTTCATCTAGCATAAATGTATTTCTAATTTCTATTGGTATTACTACTCTACCCAATTCATCTATTTTTCGAACCATTCCTCCAGATAGATTCTTTTTTTCTACCTTTTCTAAAATAATATCATTTCCTTTTGTATATATTTCAATAGTATCTTTATAATTCCAATCCTTACTTTTTCTGATTTCCATTGGTAATACTATTCTTCCTAATTCATCAAACTTTTTTATTATCCCTGTATTCTTCATTTTTTTCTCCTTTTCGTTTGGATTTCTTCCTATATTTTACCATTTATCACTCTAGTTTTCAAGACTATTTTTTCAACTTTATCGGTTTTCCCAAGATGTTTTTATTATCATTTTGCTATACTTGAATTGATTTAGTATTTTTGAAAATACTATTTGTATTGAAAGGAGCTTGCAATGTTAATATCAGAAGCAATAAAAAGCAGAATAAGCGAATTAATGAATTTGAATGAAATAGACTCTTTGCACGAATTGGCATTATTAGCTGGTATTCCATACGCTAGTATTTATGACTTTTTTCATGATAGAACAGAATTGATAAAAATTGACAAATTAGTGCATATTTGTAATGCATTTCATATAGATTTAAAAGATTTCTTTGATTCTCCATTTTTCAAAGATGTAACTTGTAAAGATATTTAAACACAAAAGGTGGTATTTTACCACCTTTTATATTTGTTCAAAAATGCTGGTAAATAAAGTTTTTTAGAGTTATAATAGCAAAAATTCAAGGAGGATTTGTTATGAAATATAATGGTGAAAAAAATTGTCCTATTTGTGGCAAACCAATTTACGGTTATCCAGCAAACTCTAGAAAAGATTTTAGAATAGAAATATGTTCTACTTGTAGCCTTGTAGAAGCATACGATGCATTTATAAATAATTTCCCTAGCACAAAAAATAAGGAGAGCAATTAAGCCCTCCTTTAATTTTATTTCAAATATGTATTAGCCATATATCCTGTTTTACCTTGTACTGTTACCTTATCCCAATTGAATCCATCTGCAGTTGCAACATTTTCTTTTGTAACTGTAATACTTGTTCCTTTTGCATATGCACCCAAACGAGCGGCTGATTTTCTTGGTTCACTTCTTAATACCAATCCAGTCTTTGCAGTAACAACTTTTGTTTTAATTGTATTGATTTCTTTTGTAGTTGGTATTTTTAATTTTTGTCCTATATTTATTAGATGCACATTTTCAATACTATTTGCATTTGCAATTGCTTGTACTGTAGTTCCAAATTTTTCTGCAATCTCACTTAATGTATCCCCTTTAACTACAACATAGACATTTTCATTTACTAAATTATTATTAGTTGCACTTTCTACAACATATTCAATATATGGTAGTCTTCCATGCTTGATCCATTTTCTTTGGTTTAAGTTAGTAATTTGAACACCATCTTTCCACGCTGGAGTACACTCAATAACTTGTCCATCCCCTATGTATACACCAATATGACCTTTTAGCCATACCGCTTCTCCTGGTTCAATATTGTTGAAGTCAGTAGAAATATTGTTACACTTTTCTATCATCCCATCAGCATTTACATCTGGTACACCATTACTAGCATATTTGGTATTTGGAAATCCCCAAAGGATACCTTTTATTAAACATACACAATCAAATCCATAATAGTTTTTCCCTATTAGATTTCTGAATTTCTTTTGTCTGTTTTCATTATACCAAGATGTATATTGTTTAGTTTTAGACACTATTATACTTTCTGTTACTTTTTGTCCAAAGCACCCCCACATATATATTGTATTCATATTGGCTATTTCTTTTAATTTTTGAATAAATTCTTTATTATTCATCTTATTCTCCTCCTTCTTTGTTTCCTTGTAGTTCTTTTATATAGTTTGAAGTTTTTTGTACTTGTGTTCCAAAATAAAAAACTATTAGCAATCTATAAATTTCTACAAAGAATTCTGGTATTGGTATTTGGAATATCACTAATATTACAAATACTATTGTTAGCAATAATGTGATTATCGTTTTCAAATCAATTAGTTTCTTTAATTCTTCCATTCCTGGTTCCTCCCTTCTATTTTTATTAACTCTTGTTTTATTTCTGAAAATTCTTTAATTGCTCTTTCATCGTGTTGCTTAAATTCATTTATTTGACCATCTATTGAGATTTTTAGTAAATTTAAGCTTTCTGCAATATTCTTATTCGATACTGATAGTTCTTTAAGAATTTGTGCATTATTGTTTTTTTCTTCTTTTGCTGCTTTCTTATCATCTGTCCATTGCAAAATAAAAAGACCTGCTAATATAACAAGTCCTCCATATCTGGCTATTAAGTCTACAAGTTCTTCCAAGTTAATCCCTCCTTATTTTTATATTAAGCTGTTCTGTACCAACAGTACACCGTAAAGTATGGTGGCAAACTACTTGCCGATGCAGTTGTTGGATTTGTGTGAGTATGTCCTTGGTTTCCACCTATAAATTCATTATCAATTAGCCAATTGTAAGTTACATTTCCTGCATCCCAATAATATCCACCCTCCATTTTATCTCCAGCTGCTGAACCACTATTCCAATCCCATTTTCCATTATTCCTCATTCTTAATTTGTGTGTATGTGATGGCATTTGTGCTACAGTAATTGCAGTTGACCCTGTTGAACCTTGAGTATGTGTATGTGTAGAATTTCCCCCTGTAGTTTTGCTCGTAGTAGTACAATACAAGAATCTTCCTGTTATTTGTGTCCAAGAGCCACCAAACAAAACAGCTGGACTTGTACTATTTGTACTCAAGTAGACACTTCCAACTGGATACATTAAATTAAACATTCTTTTTAAAATTGGATCGCTCATTTTTTCCTCCTATGCTGTTCTTTTCCACATATAGCAACATATATATGGTTGAAGATTTCCAGAATTTCCACTTCCCGAATTATTGGTTGTAAACTCATGCCAATGGTTTGAGCCATTAAATTCTGATGTTCCTCCAGTTCTATCAACATAACTGGCACTCGAATATCCTGTTGTATGATTGTGTGCAACAGATGTTCCAGCAGCACCAACAATTCTCATAAACTCAGTTTTTCCTCCTCCAGTTGTTCCAGTATGATTGTGTGATTGTAAGTATTTACTTCCACCAGTTTTTTCTACTGTACTAAAATCACTATCTGCAGTATTTACACCAACTGGAACTTTTCCGACTTCCCCACGATATCCAAGTTCCTCCAAACAAGCTACTTGGATTCGTATTATTTACCGAAAAATATATACTTCCTACTGGATATATCAAATTGAATATTTCTTTCAAATTTTGAATTAATGGTTTTGCCAATTTCAATTCCTCCTACGCTGTTCTTTTCCACATATACACTACAAGATATGGTGGCATCGTATCAAAACTTGAACTTAGACTACTTCCTGTATTTCCATGGTTGTGAGCATTTCCACCACCCGTTTTTTGCACAAAAGCCGCATTATCAAATGTTCCTGCTAATGTGTTTCCATATCCTAGTCCTTTAGCAGGGTCATTTCCTCCATATGCTAGATTATAAGCATGTGAGTGTGCTGGTATTTGGTCTATTGTTAAAGTACAATTTCCAGTTGTATGTGTATGTGCTAGATTCTTAGTTTTACTTCCACCTGTAGCACCATTGCTAAAAGAATCTCCTGCACCTACCAAAACTCTATCTTTTAATTGTACCCAAGTGCCACCAAAAAGAGTTGCAGGACTTGTACTGTTTGAGCTCATATATATGCTTCCAATTGGATAGACCAAATTGAATATTCTTTTAAATATTGGATCACTCATTCTTTCCTCCTATGCTGTTCTTTTCCACATGTACACTGCAAGATATGGTGGTAATATATTAATTCCTACATCTTTTAAATAAGCTGCTGATGTTGTATTGTTCTTTGTTATTGATACTAATGCTTGACCATTATAAACGCCTTCTGAAACCAACCCATACGCAATTGAAGATACTTTAATATTATCATTTGCAGTTCCACCTCCAGTAGCTCCATTGCTATATGAACTACCTGCACCTATTAAAAATCTATCTTTTAGTTGTGCCCATGTTCCTCCGAATAGAGTTGCAGGACTTGTGCTATTTACACTTATATATACACTTCCAACAGGATATACAATATCTATTATTTCTTTTACTTTCTGTATTAATGGTTTACTCATTGTATTCCCCCTTAAGTTACATATTCAAATAAACTACTAGTTGGAACATCCCATAGAAATTGTATTGTTGTACTACTTGCACCAGAGGTTCCGATTTCTTTGTAATGAGTTCCTCTAACTAACCTTACACCTTCATAGTAAATAGTAAATGCATTCGCACCTACAACATATGAAAATGGCACTGTGTAATTTGTACTTGCAGAAATCTTTGAGGATGTAGTTACAATGTATGAAATTCCTTTGAATCTCATTTGTTGCAATCTTATTTCTGTTGCTTTTACTGTTCCTTTAAAGTCTCCGCTTCCTTCTGGTAAAGTTCTATCTGGTATTTTTCCTACACCTATCATTTTCTTACTTCTATTCAAGCAAAGTGTACTATCTCCACTTGTTATTTCTACACTTCTTGTAACAGAGCTTAATTTATCCGTTACTCTAATTTCAGCTACATATTGTGTTCCAACTGTAAAACCTGTTAATGTATTGCTCGAAGTGTTATTTGCAAAAGTTCCATTTCCAGTTGTGAATTTGCTTGTTATGTCTGACCACGATCCAAATGATCCATTTTTTGTTTTTTGTCTATATTCTATTTTGGTTATTGCATTACTTACTGCTCCAAAATTTACATTTGTATATGTACCGTTACCAATTATATTTGCAGTAGTACCTATTCCGTTCTGTCTAACTATTGACATATTTTTTATAACTACATCTGCATAACTAATCATTGTTGCTGTTTTTGTAATACTGGTCACATTGCTTCTACTATCAATAGCCTTTACAACCATCGTTCCAGTTGTAACTTTATTGATTTGCATTTCTACTGATGCAGAACTGCTATATGTCCCTTCTTTTGTAAGACTTCCTATTTCAGTTCTATATTTGACCATCGTTGCACTTTTTTGTGCAGTTGCTTTATTGGTAGTAGTTATAGTTGTTTTTACATTTGAATATCCTTTTATGAATTTTTGATTGTTACCCGTCAATGCAGTAGTAGTTGAATTCACATCTGCAAATGTGAATGTAGAAAATGTTGGATTTGCATTTGTTACTGTTGCAACTTTATCAACTGTATTTCTATAGCTTGTTCCATTGCATACTGTATTTAATACAACTTTTACATTTAATGTATTGGAATTTGGTGTTGCTGCATAATGAAGGTTATTATCAGATGCTGACCATTGAAAAGTATAAGGACTACTTACCCCTGTTCTTTTTGAACACAGTACATTTCCATTCCCATCTTCTATCCACGCATTAACTGTTGAACCACTCGGATTCGTAAAACTTATACTTGTATTTGTTCCTATATTATAGTTAGATGCTGAACTTATTTTAGCTATATCATGAGTTGTTACATTTATTACATTTGAGCTAGACCATAATTGACTATCTTTTCTTCTTACCTGCAGTTGTAAATTATAATTAGTATTTTGCGTTAGACCAGAAAATACAACTGGATTTCCTGTAACATCAAACCAAGCGCCTCCATTTATTCTTCCTTGTACATAATCTATTGTTGAATCTACGGAGTAATTAATACTTGCACTATTTATAGTTTTACTATTTAAGCTACAACTTACATTTGCATATCTAGGAATAGTCGGAAAACTAACATATTGTGATACTGAAATATCTGTAGGTATAATAGTTGATGAAGATAATCCAGAGTGCCAGTTTCCATATAGGGTAACACCACCTTCTCCTGTGCTAGTATTATGAGCAACAGTAAATGAACTTGAACCTAGTTTCCAAGCAGAACTTCCAGACCAGTCAAATGTTGCATATGTATTTCCTAAACCATTCATATTGTAATAAGCATCATTTGTTTTGTTATTGTAGTTTCTTCCTGTATAGTTTTTTTCTGCATACAAGGTCATTGATACATTAGTGCAGCAATTTGCAGTATCTTGTGTATAACTATAATCTATTCTTAATCTACATTTCTTTGACCATTCTCCATATATTGTTGCCATTTAGATTCTCCTTTTTCACAAAATAAAAAGACAGTCATCACTGTCTATTGTCATTTTTTGAAACAAAAATGTTTCTATTTTTAGAGTTCCTTGTATTTCTGTATTTGTTAGTAATACTCTTAAATTGTTTAATGTTAATATTATATTGTTTGTATCTGTGGTATCATATACGCTGAATCCCATGTTGTTTATAACTGTTTTTATATCCGAGTCTACTGATGTAATTTCAACACCATTGTAATATAAGCTTAATGCTGTCCCCACTATTTCTCCTGTTGCTGGTTCCCAGTTACTTCTTAAATTTCCTTCTTTGATGATTAAATCTGTTATGAATCCACCTTTTGTATTATCTACATATGAACATTCCATTTCATATGTAAGTTTTCCATTAGATGTGAATGTATATGTAATTTCCTCTAGTTGCTTTGATTCGGTAGTATTTACCAATTCAATAGTGTCTGTATTAGTTAATCTGAATATAAAATTATTTCCTTCTGTGTTACTGTATTTAAAAGTTATCGTATATTGTTGACCTTCAATAAGAGTAATATCTGTATGTTTTATAACTTTGTTTGTAGCGTATATCATTGCACCCGAATTTGTAAGTGCCTTCAAGTCAGCAACTTCTCCAAACATTGTATTTCCGCTTCCACTTATTTCATATTGGTCTGTTCCATATAGACCTACTGAATTTATTACTTTATTTCTTCCTCCAGATATTTGTATTGATTGTGCTATTCTATCAACAGTTATTGATATTTCTGCTAACTTTTCTTGATTATCCTGGATATCTTCTGAATTTTGTTTTACTGTTAGTTTTATTCCCTCTACATCTGTAGAGTAAAATTCTCCTGTATTTAAGTTTATAAAGAAATTGCCATCCTGTGACTTTAATATTCCTGTGGTTATTATACTTGCATCTAATGTTCCAGATGTTATAAAATCTGCAACAATTTGTCCATCTGCAGTTATTGCTGTTTCGAATGGTCCATTTATTCCATTGTTTGAATAACCTAACCCTTCTATATTCCATCTCCATACTTTTTGAGCTGTTATTGGATCATTGGAATCCATTATGAATAATTCACTTTGTGTCTTATACACATATCCGCCCATAGCATTAGTAATAGATGATGTTGCAAAGTTTTTTACTTGCTGCAATAACTCTGGTATTCTTTCAAATTCTTCATTTGTTTTTTGTTCTTGGTTTATTTGTTTTGTAATATAATTAGATTTTATATTTCCTAATTCTAGTGATATATATCTTTGTTTTAAAACATCCCATACATATTTGACTATCTTTATTGACACATCTATATCAAGGTCATCTACTTTTGTATATAAAGTATCTCCTAGTTTTAGGTTTTCTAAAAATTGATATTTTTCTTTATATTCTTTGGTTTTTGATAGTTCTACAAATTCCACCTTGATATCAACTACTGGAATATCAATTTTATCATTTTCAAACATTGCTTTAGCTTTTCCACGCAATAATTCATAAGCTTGTTCCTCATCCACACTATTTTCTGGATTTTCTTCATCATCTATAATTTGTACATCGGAGAATTCTACTTTTTTTATTATTTCATTTGGATATTCTAATATATGAGTGCTTTCAACATATTTTTCTGGTAATAGTAATCCATCATATCCTTGTGGCATTATTTTTGTTATCACATTACTGTAATCAACATTTACTTGTATTCCTGTTAAATTCTTTTTACTTATGATTTTATATCCTGTGTCTTGACCTCTGTTTTCCAGTACCTTAATTGTGAAATTATCTCTTTCTAATTCTCCACCCCATACATTCACAAATGCGTTATCTATATTCCCAATTAAACACTCAACAGGATTTCTTCTTACATATCTTGCTGTTGCAATAGTCGCTATATCCGAAAACACCGCAAATTTTCCACTAGCATTTACTGTATGATCTACTAACCATTGAAGTGCTGCTTGACCTGTTAGTTTTTGTGGATATGCATCCTCTATAAAATCATCATTCCAATCGTAGAATATATGTGTTGCTATTGTAGTTATTCTTGTTAAGCTTTTCTTGACATTTTTTATTCTAAATAATTGATACGATTCTACACCTTTGGCTTTTATTATATTTCCTTCTTTAATTTCTTCCGACAGATATCCTTTTATAGGATATTCTAATTCTAAATCGTATTGTCCATTTAATTCTTCAGTAATACTTGTTGATATTACATCTCTTAATATTCCAATTCCGTTATTATCGAAATTTGTTTCAAATCTATTATAAATAGTTATCATTTTAGCCTCCTTATATATAGGCTTTTCTGTATTTTATTTGGATACTTGCATCTCCAATAACTTGTATTTTATTTTCTCCTGGTTTCAATATTGGAAATTCTCCATTCATCTTATTGTTCTTATTCTCAACATCTTTGAAAGCATTTTGTAGTTCACAATCTAGTTCGATGTATTCATCATCTATATTCAAATTGCATATACTGTTGTTTATAGTTAATTGTACTTCTCCACTACCAGTTACTTTAATATATGGATTCATTAGAGCTGTGCTTTCTATATCTAGAGTGTGTATATCATTATCATTACAGTTATATTCATATTCTTCAATACTCATTGCAATTGGTTGTAGTTCTAATTGTATTATGAATTCTCTATATACTCTAAATACTCTTGACAAAGGTATACTGTTTATTATTGCGGCCTTATAAAACTTATCAATCTCATCCGAAAATGTAATTGTTCCAAATTCTACTAGCCATTCAGTAATCTTTCTTGGATCCACATTTCTTTTTAATGCACATTCCAAAGATACTGAAATTGTTTCATAGCAATTTTCATCTATATATAATTTTCCATTTCTTCCTGGTACTTGTATTGCTTCAATTTTCCTTTTAGGTTTAGTAATAGGAGGTAGTGATTTCAGCACTACCCCCATATCTTTTGAATTGATGCCATTATATATGAAATATGCTCCCATATTTAGCCTCCTTTTGCAATTAACTTTCTGTTTCTATAAAACTCTATTTCCTCTACTAAACTTTCTATGTCTTGTGCTCTTTCATTTATAAAGTTTTCAATTTTTAATGTAAGATTTGAATTGTTAGTAGTATTGTTTGTTGTGTTATTATTGCCTTTTAGTCCATTTGATGGTTTAGCTATAGTATTTAGTCCTATATCTAAATTTGCTGTTAGTTCTGGTGCTTTTAACAATTCACTCATCTTGTTTCTTAAAATTTGTGTTTTGTTATCCATACCATCAATGAATCCTAACAACATATTTTCACCCCATTCAACAATATGTCTACCTTCTCCTTCTTTAGCTGGAGAGTGAAATCCTAGAAAATCTTTTATGTTGTTTATTACATTTGCAGTTGCATTTCTTACATTTTGAATTTTATCTTTTATTCCTTGAACAAATCCATCCATCATGTTTCGAGCCCAATTTTTTGCACTATTTACTAATTCATTGAATTTATCTGATATTGCTGTTTTAAGTTCGTTGACTTTGTTTCCTACCGATGTCTTAATATCTCCGCCATTTATTCACTGCATTGTTTTTAATTTGTTCCCACTTATTTTGCACATTTTGTACTATTGGTGTTACTTTTTCTGATATAGTATTTTTGATTTCTCCGCCATTTTTCTGATGCACTATTCTTTAATTCATTGAATTTATTTACTGCTCCATTTTTCAATTCAGTAAATTTAGTTGAAACTGTATCTCCAATGTTAGTTGCTGTTTCTGAAATTGTATTTTTTGCTTCATTCCATTTTTCAGTTGTAGATGTACATATTTCATTCCACTTATTTGAAATTCCGCTCTTTTACATTTGTAATAGTAGTAGATACATTAGTTTTAATTTCTTCCCATTTCTCAGTTGTAGCAGTAGAAATTTCTGACCATTTTTCATTTATAAAATCACACATATCTTGGTAATAGTAATTATGGTCATACATCCATTGCGATGCATCAGATACCCCATTTTTTATCTTATCCCATGTTTGTGTTGTATTTTCTTTTAGTTCTCCGCCACTTTGTTTTTATTCCTTGGCCCAACTCCGATATTTTATTTACAGTATTATTTTTAAAGTTAGTAACGCCTTGAGTAATCTCTGTCCATTTCTGTGATGCACCTTGTTTTAGGTTTTCAATTCCATTGTTCCATGATGTTTTTATATTTTCTACACCATCAGAAAATCCTTGTTTTGTGTTGGTCCACCAATTTGAGATTCCATTTCCAACATCAGTCCAAAACACTTCCCAATTTGACTTTATTTCTCCAGTTTCCCAGTTAACTTTGTCTACATGTTCTTGTGCTTGATTTTGTGCTTCTGCTACAACTTTTTGATGCATTTCTTCTGCTTTAGCAATTGTTTCATTTTTTTGTCTTTCTGCAGAAGCAACAATTTCATCTGCGGCCTTATTTGCTTCTTCTGTTCCTACTGCTCTTAATTTTGCAGCTGCTTTCATTCTTTCATCATATTCTTGGTTAGCCGCTTCTATTGTTTTTTCTTTTTGTTCTATACTATTTTTTACAACCTCTACTGCTTGTTGAGCAGATAAATCAACGGCATTAGCTTTCATTTTTTCAAGGATTGCTGCTTGTTCTGCTTCGCTTTCTGACATTACTGCAACTGCAGTATTTGTCATTTCACTTTTGATTCTGTTTATTTCATCTGCTTCTGCTTGTGTTATAGCTCTATTTTGTTCTGACGCTAATGTTAAGATTTCATTTATTCTTGCACTACCTTCTTCTGCTATTCTTTTCTTTTCATCAAATCCAGCATTTGCATCCACTATTATTTTTTGTTTTTCTTCTTCTGTTAGTGTTGTTAATGTAGCTAATTGTTCTGTTAATATTTGTGTTGTTTCATTTTTTTGTTCTTCTACTTTTGATACTATTTGTTCTTTCATCTGGTCTATGGTAGATGTCATATTATTTTTCATTTCTTCTGTTACTGTTGCACCACTCCATGCCATTTGGTTTAATGACAATGTTGCTTGTTCTTCCAAATCTAAAAATGATCCAACGGCTTCCTGCGTTGCTTCACTCACAGTATCATCGAATCTTTCTATCTCTGGAATCGCATCAGAAAATACAGATGTTATTGCACCTACAACATCAACTAATAAACCAACCGCAGATACTAACAAGTCTAAAATTGGCATTAGCACCAACATCAATTCTGACCACATTTCCATTTGTTTAACAATTATATTTATCAAAATTGTTCCGAGTATCTCTACTAATGGTTCTATTGCCTTCCATAGATTTTCAAATACTTGCATTAGTTTTTGGAATATTGGTTGTAGCGATTGCCATACTTTTTGTATAGCTTCCTGTACCTTTTTCCACGCATTTTGCACAGTTTCTTTAAAATCATCATTCGTATTATATAGATATACAAATGCAGCAATTAATGCTGTTATTACTGCAATGGCAATTCCTACTGGTCCTGTTATAGCAGTCATTGCTGTCGAAAATACTTTTGCAATTCCTCCTGCGTTTCCTATTGCAGTTGCTACTTTTCCAAATACGGATACCATTCCTCCAACTGAACTAACAACTTTTCCTGCAATACTTATCATTGGACCTATTGCGGCCACTAGTGCTATCATCTTTAGTGTACTTTTTTGTGATTCTTCATCTAAGCTTTTGAACGCAGTAGCCCATTCTTTGATTTTAGTAACTATTGGTTGTACCATTTCTACCAAGTCTATTATCACTGGCAATAGTGCTTGACCGAGTTCTATTGCTATATCTTGTACACTATTTTTCAACATTGCCATTTGGCTTTCAACTGTTGCATATCTTTGATTGGCCTCATTAGTCAAAGCAGTATTTTCATTCCAACTTTGATTTGCTAAATTTATCGCATCAGTCATTACGCCATTTGCATTTGCTAGAGATAAAATTGTATTACTTAGTCTTACCTCTGTTAATCCCATATCATCTAATACTGCTATTGCTGATTTTCCATTTCTTTCAGTATTATTAAGACCTTCTATAAAAGAACTCAAAGCTCCAACCGCATCTTTTTCAAATGCCTGTTTAAATTGTGTTGCTGTCATTCCTGCAACACTTGCGAATTGATTTAGTTCTTCTCCACCTAGTTCAGTTGCCATTTGTATCTGCTTTAACAATTTTGCCATTGCAGATCCACCCGCTTCTGCTTCAATACCTACAGAACTCATTGATGTTGCTAGAGCCATAATTTGAGCCTGGCTCAATCCAACAAGTTCTCCAGATGCTGCAAGTCTAGTTGCCATATTTACTATATCTGCTTCTGTAGTTGCAAAATTATTTCCTAGTGCTACAATTACAGAACCAAGGTTGCTATACTCTGATGCTGACATTTTTGTTACATTTGCAAATTTTGCAAGAGCTGTTGCGGCTTCTGTAGATGATAGGTTTGTAGATTCTCCAAGGTCTATCATAACTTTAGTAAAAGATAGTATGTCCTGTGTTTTTATTCCCAACTGTCCAGCCGCTTCTGCTACACTTGATATTTCAGTAGTAGATGCTGGTAATTCTTTTGACATATTTCTTATGCCTAATTCTAATTCTGCAAATTGTTCTTCTGTTGCATCTACTGTTTTTCTTACACCTGCAAATGCAGACTCGAATTCAACTGCTGCTTTAGCTGATAATGTACCCACTGCAACAATTGGTGCTGTTACATATTTTGTTAATGTACTTCCTACTGATTGCATTGCACTGCCTACTGCTTTTATTTTATTTCCAGCATTAGTCAATGTTGTGCCTAATTGTTTCCATTCTGCAGTATGACCTTTTATATCTTTATTAAGTTCCTCTAGCTCTTTTTCCATATTGTTTAATGTTGCTGTAGCATTATTCAATTGTACTTTTAGCTTTTGAGTTTGATTCGCATCTTCTCCTTTTGCTTCTACTGATGCTTTATATTGTTCATTTAATAATTCTACTTTTGCTTTCTGGTTAAGAATTGCTTGGCTTAAGTTGGTTGCTTGTACTTTCAAACTTTCAGTTGTATTTCCGAAATTTTGCATACTAGACTTTGAAAGTGTTAGTTCTGATTTTAATGTTTTCAGATTGTTATTTACTTTTGTTATGCCTTCTTTGAATCCAGATGAGTCAAAAGCAATTTCTATGCCTAGTTTTGCTAAAGTTTCTTCAACTGCCATTTTTCAAAACCACCTTTATACAAAAATTTCATCAATGTATGCCATTGATGTTTCATTGTGGTTTTCTGTTTTTGCTTTGCTTTGTGTGTTATATTCAAAATAGATTTCTGATAAAAGACACAATTTTTTGGGTGTCATTTTCCAAAATTCCTTTTCTGGTATATGTAAAAGTTGTGTTCCTAAATAATAGAGCCATCCCCAATCCCAAGATTGTTCTTTTGGAATTTCGGATGACTCATCTATTAGTTTTTTGTTTCATTATCCGCTTCTGGTAATGAATTCATTGCTGTTGCATTTATTTTATTTGTAATTTCAACAATGTTATTCATATTTATCATTTTTCCTACTTGCAATACTGTTAATTTTGGATTCTGTGTTTTTAGCATTGCATACAACACATCTCTTATTGCTTTGAACGACCCTTTTTCTAATCCTTCTAATGCTTTTGTTGGATCACCGTATATATCTTCTAATTCTGCAAATGCATTCAAGTCTAAACTTATTTCATATTCAGTACCATCTAATATTACTGTATTTTCAGAGACATTTCCCTTTAATTCTTTACCTGTTATTTTTTTATTTGACATTTTAAAATCCTCCTAATTTATTTCTGTGAAGGAGCAGGAGAATTTTCTAGCCCTCTGCATTTCCTGTTGGCACTTCTGGCACAGCATCAAACCAAGCTTTTAATCTTGCTGAATTTGCACCTTCTGCATCTTCATCTTCCATCAATCTCCAGTTGCCATCATTTCTGCCATAAAAGCTACCTTTTAAGCTATTTGTTTTTGGTGTTGGTTTTTCTCCAATTGTTTCGTACTCATCTTCTGTGTGTTCGAATTTTCCTTTTAATAGCCAAACATAGCGATATTTTCCATTTGATTTCTTGCTTCTAAATCCTAGTGCAAGCTCTGGTGCAATATCATCTTTGTTTTCTATTAACATTCCATCAACAACTTTTGAACCTTGTAACAATGCTCTTGATGCTATTGTTAATTGATTTAACTCTATTTCAACATCACAAGAGTCAAAGTTATTTAATATTTCCTCAACTGAATCATCAGAGTATAATTTTTCTGATGATGTTTTTGGAGATATTTTGGCTTTAATTGACCTTTCTAATTTTACAGGTTCTGCATATACAGTTCCTGTGCTTTCATCTGTAGTTATTTTTGCTACTGTTAGTTTTTCTAACCCAATTTGTCTTGGCATTTTCAATTCCTCCTATTTTTTTATTTTGTGAAAGAGCAGGAGAAATTTGTTTTATTCTATGTATTCTGCAAGATAACAATTGATTGCTTTATGATGAGTTTTAGTTTCTCTTTCATACAAGTCTTGACATGTTATCGAGTAAAATTCATTTTGTTTTAATGCTTTTACTACCTTGTTTTTTATTTCTGTCGGGTCCTCATCTGAAAAAATATCAACTTGAAAATGATGACCTATTATTTCCTCATAGTCTTCTGATTGAGCATCTTCTTTTTCTAGAATTTCAAAATAAGTTATATATTTTTTACTTTTTCCTGTATAAGTATCAAATTCCACATCATATCCAAGTTCTGATAAGACTTTATATATTTTTTCATGTGCATCCATTATTTCAGTTCCTTCCCAACAATATTTTTAAATATTTCTAGTGATTCTTGAACCTTGGCTTTATAAGCAGGTCGCATAAAAGGTTTTTTACCATAGTGCGTACTTGACCATGGTCCACTTGATGCACCCCATTCTATAAATTTCGCATAGTAATATGGCGAGTTATCTCCTTTTGTAAATCCTACTATTACTCTTTTCGCTGTTCCATCTTGTTCAATATCTCCTATTTCAATATGATCCGCCATGTGACCTTTTGTTCCAGTAGGTGACTTACTTCTTCTTGCTTTTCTTCTGGCCTCATCCTTAATTGGTTGAGCTGCCTTTACAAGAGCCTGGTCAACTACCTTATTTATTTTATCTGGCATACTTTCTAGTTTTTTATACAGTTCTTCATAGCCATACATTCTAATATCGTAATCCATTATTCTATTGCCTCACATCTAATTTTTAATTCTATATTTTCTTCATTAACATTTTCTATTCCAAGTATGTTATATGGAGTTTTATAAAATATTCTATATTTTTCAGTGTTGTTAAGTTTTTGCTCTAATGTTTTATCATATCGTATGGTTATTTCTTTTGTTTTTTTGGATTTTATTGAATTTGCAATATCTTCCTCATTTTCAATATTAGTATTTATATTGGCCCATACTGTTTTAGTATCATACCACTCTTTGAGTGTTATCCCTCTAGCATTTTTGGTTTCTGTGTATTCTTGTATTGTTATCCTTTTTTTATATTGACTCGTTTTCATTGTTATCACTACCTTCATTTCCATATCTAATTTGTATCAACAAATTATCTAATGAATATTTCAAACCTTTTGTACTGCCTGTTGCACTTCTGTTTTCATACCAATGATTCACAAGTATCCTTTGACACAATTCTGCTTTAGGGCTATTCGAATTATAATCTCCACAAGCTGTTTTTATATAGCTATCCGCTGCATCTATTAAGTTTTTTATTAAGTCATCTTCTTCATTATTGTCGATTCTACAATACAATTTTGCGTTTTCTACTGTTAGCATCATTTACCTCCCAAAACTGCCATTTTCAAGGCTACTACTTATACCATTTAATTTTTAAAGTGGCTTAAAATCGATTTTCGTTGTTCGATTTTTAACACTATTTACAAAAAATGAGGGATATTTCTATCCCTCTGCTTGTGCCTCACTTGCAGCATTAGTTCCATCTGTAATTGTTAATTCTCCATAGCAATATGCTTCATTGTCTGTTTTGATTACATCATATCTTTCTAATATTCTGATAAGTGTTGCATTTTTTGTGAATCCTGCTTCTTTAGATTTTGCAATTTCATATCTTTCACGATTTACAAATGTAATTGCTTCTTCTAAATTTCCATAGAAGATTGGTGCTTTTCCATCTTTACTTGGTATATCATTATTTGAATATACATCTATAGTTAGTCCTTTGAACACTTTTTGTGTTGGATTTTTAGGGTCTGGTTGTAATATTGGTCTACCATTTTCATCTACTGCATTATCTAATTCATCGAATCCATCTTGATTTGTTACTATTACACTTCCTGGTAATAATGCTGGATCCAAGTCTTTGTTTAATGACCTTTTTAATGCTTTCCAATCTGCAAGAGCATTTGCAGTTTTATCTGCTAACATTACAGCAAGAATATCTGCATTTTCTGTTTTTACTGCTTTCTTTGCAAACCATCTTCCAACATATGCCATTAAGCCAGATTGTTCATCAGCAAGTAATGTATTAGATACTGGTAATATTGCACCTTTATTTTTTATGTTGTAACCTTTTGTTTTGAATTTTGGTCCATCTTCTTGTGGAATTTCTTCCATTTCATCTATATCTGTTAATAGACTCATTGTGCTGTTATTTTCATATACAAATGATCCAGAGATTACAGTTGTTCTATATTCTCTTACATGACTTCTTAATGATTTGTATTGTCTTTTATATTCATTGATTCTTGTATTCTCATCTGTTGGTACTAATATACTTCCATTAGGGTCATTTTCATCTGCTTTTTCAATTAGTGCATTTTCTGCAGGTGTTAATCTTTTTCCTGTTATTGCTTTTAAGAACGCTTTGTTTACATCAGCCTTATTGTCAGCTGTTGGTTCTTTAACAGGTGTTCCTGCATCTCCTTCTAGTTCATCTTCCATTCTTTGAATTTCTTCTGCTTGTTTAATTTGTTCATTTAAGGCTTTAGCTTCTTCAGTTTTTGCTTTAGCTTCTTCAATTTTGCCTTCCTCTGTTAATTTTTTTGCATCTGCTACCATCGCAGCAAATTTTTGTCTTAATTCTCTTAAGTTCATTTTTGATTCCTCCTATTTTTTTATTTGTGAAAGGAGCAGGAGAAATCTGTTTGTTATGCTTTATATAAAAAAATAGACCTATTGAATACTCAACAAATCTATTTCAATTTTTAACTTTTCTAATTCAAGTTCATTTTGTATTTTGTCTATCTTTTCTTGTATTTGCTTAACACTATTTTGTATACAATTACTTACTGCTTTTTTTCTAAAATCAAAACCAACTTGGTCTTTTTCTTCTATATTTGTGTATAATACTTCATCTACAAATCCCAATTCTTTGGCTCTATATGCATTCATCCACATTTCATCTTCCATCATTTTAGCCAGCTCATCTCTAGGTAGTTTTGTTTTTAGTTCATATGCATTAATAATAGCCGCTTCAATTTCTTCAAGTCTAGCAATTGTTTTCTGGAAGTCTTTTTTATCCCCCCAGTCGAATGTACTCGGTAAGTGAATCATCATCATTGCTGTTGGACTCATTTGGATTGTATCTCCTGCCATAGCAATAAATGATGCGGAACTTGCTGCAAGACCATCTATTTTAACACTTACTTTTCCTTGATGTTCTTTTAGCATTGTGTATATCTGACTTCCTGCAATTACATCTCCTCCTGGTGAGTTTATCCAAACTGTTATGTCTTTTCCTTTATGTTTTTCTAATTCATCTTTAAAAATTTGGGGTGTAACCTCATCCCCCCACCAAGTTTCAGATGCAATTTCTCCTTCCAGTATTAACTCTGGAATTTGAACTGCAGAGTCATTCCATTTCCAAAATTTATTCATTCTTTTGCACCTCCTTGTTTTTTAGTGTGATTTTCGGTATTTTCGGTATTTTGATTCTCATCTGTCTTATCTTCTGTATCCTTTTCTGTCTTGTTCTGTCCTTTTGCCATTTGATATTCTTCTAATTTGTCCAAAAAGGTGTAATTCAAACTGATTAGGTGTCTTTCCCCTAACCCGTTATTTAAAGTCGGCAAATCTTCTTTATTTCGTATTTCATCGATATTATAAGCACCTATTCGTTCCATTATTTCATAGTATTCTGCTCTTGATTTACTATCTCCTCTTAATTCTGATTCAACATTGTATTTGCAATAGTAATTTTTTTGTTCTGTAGGTGTAAATAGTTGATATTTCAAAGCTTGTTCCCAACTCACAATGAGTGGTTGTAATGTGTTTTTCACAAAACTTATTGATTGATGTTCTATGTTACTAAATGTTGCATGTTCTAGATCCGCTATCATGTGTGGTGGTACATTATATATTCTTGCAATATCTGTTGTATTTAATTTTTGTGTTTCTATGAATTGAGCATCTGCTTGACTCATAGTTAAGTCTTGATATGTAATTCCCGAATCCAATATTGCAATTCTATTTGCATTTGTCATTCCAGTATTCATCTTTTCCCATTCTTCACGCACAATTTTCTTTGCTTCTGGTTTTAATGTTACACCAGGTACTGATAGTACCCCTTTAGCAGTTGTTCCGTTTTTATAAAATTTTGACAAATACTTTTGTGATGCCATTTGACTTCCAATAGTTTCTCTGGCAACTGCAATTGGAGACATTCCTTTTAGTCCTGTCAATCCTATGTTCTTTATATGTAACACATTTTCATATCTTAACTTTACGCTTTGTCCATCTGGTAATACCGTTGTATACCATACTTTACCATGATTCTTTTCATCTGTTACAACCTCTGTAAGCTCTGGATTTAATATCCATAGAGCTTTGGGATATCCATCTCTACCGAATTGTATTTCTGCATAAGCATTCCCATACAATTGTCTATGGGCTTCCATTGTAAGTTTGAAGTCAAACGGAGTCATATATGGATTAGGTCTATTCTCTAACAGAAATGCTACTGGATGATTTTCATCTCTTTCTTTTTTTCCGTTTTTGTTGTTATATACATGTAATGGCAGTTTTGCAACACTTTGACTTAGTAATCTTATACAAGCATATACGGCCGCCATTTTCATCGCACTTTCTTCATTCACAAATTCTCCAGATGCTGTTTCTCCACCGTTTATCCAATTTATAAACCAACTTGAAGGAGTGGTAATATTAGATTCTTTTTCTGTTTCAGTTGCTTCATTAGTTATTAAATTTTTTATGATTTTTCTTATTCCCATTTTCCCCTCCTATAGCGAGAATTCATCTCCTAGTATCAACTTGTTCAAGTCTATTGTTGTATCTAATAATCTAGCTCTACTATGGCTGTTTACCATAGCCGCTGCTGGGTCTATTCTATTTTTGCTTTTTGCTTTGTCTAGACATATATTCCCATTAGGATCTTGTCTAGTAATACAATTACTTATTGCCCAAGCAAGAACAGGATTTTGATTGTGTACAATTTTAGTTTGATACACTAATGCTAATATATCTTTTGTTGGTTCAGATAGTGTTGCATACCCTTGCCTTACTGCTACCATTATGAAACCTTCATTTTCCAAATCATTAGCGATTTGTGTTGAATTCCATGGATCAAAACATATTTCTTTTATTTGGAATTTAACTGCTGCAGTTCTGATGTATGCTTTTACGAATTCGTAATCTACTACATCTCCTGGTGTTGCTGTTATATATCCTTGTTTTATCCATACTGAGTATGGAACTCTATCTACTTTTTCTTTTTCCAACACTCTATTTTCTGGAATAAAACTATGCGACAACATTACATACCTTCCATCATCTAGTCTGAATTCTAGATTTACAGATGTTAAGTCAGTTGTTGCTGACAAGTCTAGTCCGCAGTAGCATTCTTTTCCTAGTAGTTCCGCTTCTGGTACAAATCCATTGCACAAATGCCATTTGCTCATATCCATCCAAGCCACATCCGAATTAACCCATTGATTAAGGTACAATCTTCTGAATCCAGCCTCTAATGACGGAATTTCTTTAGCTCTTGTTGCAGTTTGTCTAAATTCCTCTAGACTTCTAAATACACCCAATGCAGGATTTGCTATAAACCAAGTTTTTTCATCCCATATATCTGCATCTGCTGGTGCTTCATATATTACGGGGTAGAATGTCTTATCATATTCTTCTCCTCTTTCTTTTTTCCCAATTTGCATTTTTGAATAATTGTATAGTTCATAGCATATTCCATTTGTGTCAGCTCCTGCAGTTGTTATACTTATGAATAATGGTTGCCTACGAGCTCCCATCGATGTTTTTAATACATCGTACAATTCTCTATTTGGAGCCTCATGTATTTCATCATAAATTACTACATGAGCATTAAAACCATGAGCGGTTCCTGCTTCTGCAGATATTGCTCTATAAAATGAGTTGGTATCATATCTTACAATTCTCTTTTGTGATTCAATTATTTTGCATCTGCTTGATAATGCTCTATTCATACGAATCATTGCACAACAAGCTTGATATACTTTTGTTGCCTGTTCCCTTGATGTTGCCGCACTATATATTTCTGCACCATACTCATCATCCATAAATAGACAATAAAGTACAAGTGCGGCTATTAGTTCTGTTTTTCCATTTTTTCTTGGCAAAAAAATAAAAGCCTCTCGAATTTCTCGAAAGCCTTCCTCATTTACTGTTCCAAATATATCTTTTATCATTTTTTCTTGGAATGGCATTAAATTAAATGGATGTTTTGCATATTCCCCTTGTGTGTTTCTTAACAGTTTTACAAATCCTACCGCTCTTTGTGCTCTTTCTTCATCATACATTAGTGCATCGACTTCCTAAACAATGATTCCATTTCATCTTCATCTTGTTCTCCTGGCAACTGCATTCTGCCTCTACTGCTAGGAGTAAGACCAAACTCTGTCATAAAATCCTTACATAGTTTTAAGTATTTTTGAGCAATAGCCACTTGCGGTAACTGTTGAATATATTTGCTCTTTTGATTAGGTTGAAATATTGTACTACCTAATTCATCCATTTGTTTTTCTGCCTCTATATATCTGCTCCAACATTTACAATATGCTTCTAATGCTTTTGTATCTGCTTCTGTCATTAGTTTGCTATTTGCTAACATTGGAGCAACTCTATTCCATTCTTCTTTTGCTATTTCATCCAGCCACTCTGGTGCATTTGGATACTCCCCTGGCTGATATTCTTTCATTTTTACTTCATTGCTTATTCTATCTTCTAGTCTTATTTTAGAGGGATTTCCATTTAGTATGTGCATTTGAGTAGGCTTTGGTTTTCTTCCTGGTGTTGCCATACTGCATCCCTCCTACTTAAATATTTCATTATATGTATATTCTTTATTTTCTCTTATGATTTTTATATCTTCTGTACTTTGCTTTTCTTGTATATATCTTTTTATAATCGCATCACAATATATTGGATCTAGTTCTACTAGATATGCTATCCTATCTAATTTTTCTGCAGTCATCAATGTGCTTCCGCTTCCACCAAATAAATCTAAAACAATATCTCCTTTTGCAGAACTGTTTTGCATTAGAATTCCTAATAGCCCAAGTGGTTTCATTGTTGGATGCAGTTTGTTCTTTTTCGGTCTTTCATACTCGATTACACTAGTTGGAATTCCTTTTTGATATTCCTCTATTAATTCTAGTAATTCTTTTTTACTCATTTTCTTTAGTTCATCTATTTCTGTTTCGAATATTGTAGATTGGCTTCTGCCACCATACCAAGTATGTCCTGCACCTTCTTTCCAACCATATAGTATTGGTTCATGCCTCCATTGATAATCTTGACGGCCCAATACAAATTGATTTTTTAGCCAAATCAAACACTCTGCCATTTTATATCCAGCATCAATAAAAGCTTTTCTAAAAGCATACCCTCCAACATCAGAGTGGAACACATATATCGGAGCTCCTTCTCTTGAAAAGTCATACATACATTTATGGGCATAATATAGAAACTTTTCGAATTCATCCTCCTCCATATTGTCATTCATTATTTTCATTCCTGTAGAATTACTTTGATAATTAACATTATATGGTGGATCTGTTATTACTAAATCAGCAAGTTTTCCATTCATTAGTTTTTCGACATCAGCTCCATTTGTACTATCTCCGCATATTAGTCTGTGTCTACCTAATTGGATTATATCTCCAAATTGAATATTTGCACTTTCTTCTTTTATAACAGCATCCAAGTCAAAGTCATCTTCTATAACTTCTTCTTGTACACCTAGCATACCAAGTTCTGCAATGTCGAAACCTGTTATTTCTGCCAATCCTATCCCTTGCAATTCTGATAATAAGTCTTTTAGTTTATCCTTATCCCAGTCACCCGAAATTTTATTCAACGCTATATTTAACGCTTTTTCTTTGTCCTTATCTACATCTATTACTACACATTGTATTTCTGTATATCCCATGTCTTTTAGGACTTTATATCTCTGGTGGCCGCCTATTATCGTACCATCTTTATTTGCTATTACTGGATCCACATATCCAAATTCTTGGATACTCTTTCTTATTTTTTCGAACTCTTTATCTCCTGGCTTTAAGTCTATTCTTGGATTATATTCTGCAGGTTTTAGTTCGTTTATGTTTATGCTTCTAAATTCCATTTTCTAATCATCTACCTTTTCCCATTTTCCTTCTGTTCCTATTTGTCCTTCTGCAGCAATTTTTTGATATATAACATTATCTCTTAATTCTAAAAAGTTAATTATTCCTTTTGGAGTTAAGTCATAACTATCTACAATTATTTTTTCAAGTTCTTTGTCTGATATTTTTCCTGTTCCAAATGTATTTATATTGATTGATACTGGTTCTTTAACACCTATTGCATAAGCTAATTGAACTTGACATCTATCTGCAAGATTTTTAGCAACAATTTTCTTAGCAATATACCTTGCCATATAAGCACCGCTTCTATCTACTTTAGTAGGGTCTTTTCCACTAAATGCACCACCACCATGTGGACAATATCCACCATAAGTGTCTACTATAATTTTTCTACCTGTTAATCCAGAATCTCCAGATGGTCCACCTAAAACAAAATTACCAGATGGATTTATTAGTATTTTTGTTCCTACTAATAAATGCTCTGGTATTACTGCTTTTATAACATATTTTATTAAATCCTTTTTGATTCTTTCTATTGGTATTCCACTTATGTGTTGTGTTGATATAACGATTGTGTCTATTTTTACTAATTCATCATTTGCATACATACATGTTACTTGAGTTTTTCCATCTGGCCTCAAATATGATATTGCATTCTTTTCTCTAACTTCTGTTAATCTATTAGCTAGTTTTCTGGAATAATAAATTGCTGCTGGCATTAGATTTTCAGTTTCATTACTTGCATACCCAAACATCATACCTTGATCCCCAGCTCCTAGATTTTCTTCTGTTGTTGCTCCAGCTATATCTACTGATTGTTCATGTATTTTTACATCAATTTTACAATTTGTGTAATCAAATCCAAGTGCTGGATTATCATATCCTATTTCTTTTATTACTTTTCTTGCAATTGCCTCATAGTCAACATTTGCCTTTGTTGTTACTTCTCCCATTATTAATACATATTGAGTTGTAACTGCAGTTTCTACTGCTACTCTTGAATATTTGTCTTGTTTCAAACATTCATCTAATATTGCATCAGATATTTGGTCACATATTTTATCTGGATGACCTTTTGTAACTGATTCACTTGTAATG